CAACTACCGTTCAGCAGTCGATGCCCTCAGGGACGAAGCCGTCAGGATCGCGCATCGGCGCGGCGATTCCCTTCTCGTCGGCAAAATCTATCACGAGTGCTGCGCAGGAGCGGCCGATCGCAGCCGCGCGGTGGAGTTGCCTGCCTACGCGGACAGTTACTTCGAGCAGCTGCGCGCCGAGCGGGACCTCGATCGGTTCGCCGCGGAAAGGTGGTCGCTGTGAGCATTATCATTGCCAACGGCGTGCCCGTTGGGGAAAGAGAGTAAAAATGAACACCCTGCTTAACCTTCTGTTCAGCCCCGAATACGTCGCACTGATCCTGATCATCGCCGCGCTCGTCAAAGGCGAAATCCGGCCGGAGTGGTAGCCATGGAAAAACACGACACGAAGCTCCAGGAAGAACCCTACCCGTTTGCGTGGCTTCTGGCCGAAAAAGATTGGGACGAGGTGTTAGATTTCCTGTGCGCGCTCGCTCTCGGCGCGGTGATTCTTCTGGCCTCGATTCTTCTCTGAATAAATCCGCAAAAAGTCAGATATTATTTGATTCGCGTCAGATATTATCTGACTCCGCATAGGGGCGATTTTCGTCTCAGATGGATTGACATCCTCCCCGCCCTGAAGGGCGGGGATTCCCACTTCACCGAAGCCAGCCAATGCGCACTTAAATGCACACGGGACTTACAGCTTCTCCATGGGCTGACACCGCCAGTCCGGCGGCCAAAACATTGCGGGCGGAGTTGATGTCACGGTCGTGGATTGATCCACATTCCGGACATACCCACTCACGCACGCTGAGCGGCATCTTTGGCATGGTGTATCCGCAATCAAAGCAACGCTTTGACGACGGATACCATCTGTCGATGCCTATCAATTCACGCCCGTACCAGCGGGCCTTGTATTCCAGTTGCCGAACGAATTCAGACCAGCCTGCATCGCTGATAGCCTTCGATAGGCAACGGTTCTTCTGCATGTTCGACACGGACAAGCTCTCAATGGCGATCACTTGGTTCTCGTTTATCAGCCTGGTTGATAGCTTGTGCAGGAAGTCCCTGCGAGCGTCCGCGATCTTCGCATGCACACGTGCAACTTTGAGCTTTGCCTTCTCTCGGCGGTTCGATCCCTTGGTCTTTTTGGCGAGCCGACGCTGTAGCTTCGCCAGCTTCTTTTCGTACCTGCGGAACGTGTTTGGTGCAGCGACCTTCTCGCCAGTAGAAAGGATGGCGAAGTGAGTAAGTCCAAGATCAACGCCAACCTTTCCATTCGAGGCGGGCTTCTTGGCGACCACATCGTCGCAAAGCAGGCTCACGAAGTACCGCCCGGCGGAGTCCTTGCTGACCGTCACGGTTGTGACCTTGGCGGCCTTCGGTATCTGGCGCGACCATCGAATGGCCAGCGGTTCGCTCATCTTCGCCAGCTTGAGCGACCTGCCATCCCACTTGAACGCGCTTGTCGTGTACTCCGCCGATTGAGGCCCATTCTTCCGCTTGAATTGCGGGTAGCCGGAGCGCTTGGCAAAGAAGTTGGCGAATGCGGATTGCAAGTGGCGAAGCGCCTGCTGGACAGGGACGCTGGACACTTCGTTGAGCCAAGCGTATTCGGGCTGCTTTTTGAGCGCCGTAAGTGCCGCAGAAGTTTCGTGGTATCCGATGCGCTCCTGCCGCTGCATCCATGCATCCGTCCGAAGACGAAGCATGTAGTTGTAAGCAAAGCGAGCGCAGCCGAACGTCTTGGCAAGAATCAATTCTTGCTCAGACGTCGGGTAGAACCTGAACTTGTACGCTCGCTTGATTTGCATTCACACACTATACTTGGTTTGTGTAAAGATAGCAAGCAAAACGGAGGATGCGAGAGGAAGGGGCACGCGAAGCGTGCCGCGCTATCCCTCCCCGGCATGAATGCCGGGGTCTCTCGCGCAGATGGAATAAAGTGGCCAAAAGTGGAAGCCCCCGGCTTTGGGGTACCGGGGGCGGGTGCGAGAGGGGGCGCACCATCGGCAGTTGACTGCCGAATCTCAGGAAAAATTTCGCAGTGCCCAGCGGATCGCATCGATCATCGTCGAGATTCCCATGCGGCGCATGATGGCGGAAATACGCTTCCGGTCCTCTGCGGTAAGGGTGATCGACAGCCGACGATGCGACTTCCTCCATTCGAGCGCGGAAATATAGCGGCCGTCTGGGGTGCGCTTGGAAGGATCCGCAGGCCGGCCGCGCCTTTTCGGGTTCGTTACCATGGACATACCATAGGCGAAAGGGGCTTTGGTGTCAAGAGATTATCGTCCGCAGAAATTTTCTTATTGACATCCATAAAAACACGCTATACCATACTCGCGGAGGTGGAAGATGGACAGGCTTGATGCCATCGAAAGGGAATACGAATCTCTCCTGAAGCGAGAAAAGAAGCTGATCCGTCTATGGCGCATCCGGCGGATTCTCGCCACTCTCAACGGAATCGTCTCTCTTCTCGTGGCTCTCATTTCTGTCACCACGATATGGATGGTCATCGCATGGCTGATCGGCTGGGCCTTTGCGATGGGCATGCGGATTTGAACCTCCCCCGCCTTTAGGCGGGGGATACAAGGCGCATCTTGCATACGCAAGCAAGATATCCCATAATTTCAATTATGGCAACCTTAACTAAAACGCTCAAGCTCCCGTTTCTTCGTCTGAACCAGACGAAGGCGGAGCTGTTTGCGCGGCTGGAGCGGCTAAACACCGACGTTGCCAATTCGATCCTTGCCATGCCGAAGACCGAGCGCCGTGCCTTGACGACCAAGGCGTTTGCGCATGTGGAAATCGGCTCGGCGTGGATCAACCAGACCATCCGCAATGCCAATGCCCGCACCAAGGTTAGGCGTTTCAAGCGCCTGCCCTTGGAGACCAACAACCAGAACTGGAGTCTGCATCGTGTCGGCGACACGTTCAGCGTCAGCTTTGGTCTGCTGCGCGGCATCAAGAAGCGTGTTCCGCTGGATGTCCATGCGGCATCCCATCGGGACTGGCTTGTGGCACTGCTGGATGGTCGAGCCAAGGCAGGAAGTCTGAAACTCGTTCGATCCAAAAAAGGCATCTGGTATGCCAGTCTCTCGGTGTCGATGGAGGTTCCCGACGCCAAGAACACGGGTCGCTGGATCGGGATCGACCGGGGGCAGAACATCCCTGTCGTGGCCGCCACCCCCGACGGCCCCATCGTCTTCTGGAAGGCGGCGCGTATCCAGCATGTGCGACGCATGTATGCCGAGCGCCGCCGCAAGCTCCAGAAGTTGGGCAAGCATCGGGCGGTCAGAAAGCTGGAGTCGAAAGAGCGGCGCATCGTCACGCACATCAACCACTGCATCAGCAAGGAACTGGTGGCGATGGCGAAGCGCCAGGACGCGGGACTGATCCTTGAGGATCTGTCCGGCATTCGCCAGTCTTCGCGGCAACGCAAGGATGCCAAATCGGATGCCGGACAAAACCGCGACTACTGGCCCTTCTACCAGCTTGAGACCTTTATCCGCTACAAGGCGATGGAAGCGGGCGTGAAGGTAGAGGCCGTGCGACCGCACTATACCTCCAAGACCTGCCACGTCTGCGGCGCGCTCAATGAGCGGAAAAAACATGCCTATGTCTGCACACGATGTGGACACCAGGCGCACGCCGATGCCAATGCCGCGATGAATATCCGGGACTGGCATGGGCTGTGCTGCCCGCTGGAGCTTGAGGTTCCAGCGGGCGGGCTGCATGAACCAGCCCTGAACCCTGTACGCGAAACCACCGCGCAAGCGGCGGCGTAGCAAGAAGGGGAATCCCCTGCCTTTAGGCGGGGGAGGTTCAAGGCGCGTTTGGGTAAAGGAGGCATCATGCTGCTCGTAGGAATAGAAGAAAAGCACACTCCGAATGCGTTAGTAGTGCCCCGCAAAGGGGACGATGTGGCCTGGGTAATTCCGGGATCGTTCCAACGCGAGGAGCGATTCGGAATCGTCGAGATGGTGGAATCCGAAGACGGCGAATATGTTTTCTATACAGCCCCGGTTAATGGCAAGATGTATTGGGGGTGGATAGAGAACATCCTCAGAATCAACGGTGAGCCGGTTCCGAACACGAAAGCAAATCCCGAATAGTGTCGATGGCCTCCCCGGAGATCACCATCTGAGTCGTGAATAACAGGGGGCGGTAACCGGCTCTGACTGCGGCGTTATGCTTCCGGCAGTCACGAAGAATGCCTTCCCCGTGAGAATGCGCGCCGCGGTGCCATGTTCCTCCCTGAATCTCTATTGCCAGATCGCCTACGAGAAAATCCCACCTCCAGCCCCTCCCGGGAACCAATCTCACTTCGCGCTCGAAGGAAATCCCGTGCGCCCTCAGGTGCAAGGCCAGCGTCTCTTCCCCCTCACTCAGTTTCTTCACGTATTAACGCCCTCCGCATAGGCCGATCTATCCCCCGCATGCTCGCGGGCGTGGGCGGCCAAATGCAGGCAGCGGATGTTCGATGGCAGATCGGAGCCTCCGGCACCCTTCGAGCGGATATGAGCCGCGTGCATCGTGTGCCAGTAGCCTTTTTCGAGCACCACTGGACGGCGCGTCACCTGACACAGGCCTCGTTCTCGCTTCCATACGACCTCCCTCAGGTAGTCCCACGCGGGACCGTAGCACCGGACTTGCCCGCTCACCTTGCCCAAGCGCACCTGGTTCGGCCAGCGGCGTTGAACTTCCGACAGGAATTCTTCATCTGTCATTTGCGTTTCCCCATTCCTTTCAGAGCGATGCCCAGAGAGGTCACGATCTCCGATGCCGGTTCCCTCTGCTCCATTGCTCGTTTGATCGCGTCTTCGCACGCCCCGACGATCCTGCGCAATCTGGCCTTTTCCTGAACGATGCGGACGTATTCCTCAATCGCCGGCCGCCGCGGAAGTCCTTCGGTCAGCGATGCCAGAAAAGCTACCCCGCCGATCTCCGCCAGAGCCTGAGCGGAAAATGCGTTCGAGAGGGTCACGATATCGACCGCGCCCAGCGTCCTCATTTTCCCGAAAATCTCCCGGTGCGAAGCAAGAGAAAAGTCCTCGACCGGAAAGTCTCTCAGGGAGGCGAGCACGCTGTTGTCGAGCATAATACTCCCCAGAATCGCCCGCTCCGCTTCGAGCGACGCGGGAATAGCTTCGGAAGGCTCGCGGCTTACCTCTTCGCGGACGATCTCGCGCAGCAGCTCCAGAAGCCTGTCGGCCTGGTTCATACGTTGACCTCGAACAAGCTCTGAGTCTCCGTAGCCGGCTCTGGTTTTGGGAACTGAAAGACAGACTGGCGCAGACGTTCTATAGCAATATCGCAATAAGATCGTTCAATCTCGATCCCGATGGCCTTACGTCCGAGTTGTTTTGCAGCAACAAGTTCGTAATAAGGATTCATGCGCTCGCCTTCTCTTTCTTCTTCGCCTTCGCCCACCGAATTCTCCGGCGCCTGTCCCAGCTTTCCACCTCGAACGACGGCGGCTTCGGCGTCTTTGCGTACCCCGCCGGGTAGTGGCCGAACTTCTCCCTGAACTGGTGCCATGCCAGTCCGTCTTTATTGCCCCGCTCGCGGGCCAGCCAGAGAAGCCCGGAATACCATGCCTGCTTTTCTTCCGTCGTGTATTCGCGCTTGGTTTTGTTCGTCTTATGTTCCAGTTCGTCCCACGTCATTTCAACCAACGTAGCCGGAATCACGTCTCGCGCTTCGCCTTCCGTCTTCCATCGATGCCCGCAGTGTGAACAGATCGCCGAAGTCAACAAGAACCCGCACACAGGGCATTGAACCTGTACCTTGTCTTTTTGCTTCCGCTGCGCCTCCAGACTCTCAACCTGCTCCTTTCCTTCTGTCAGCATCCATTCGCGCGCCAGCTCAAGACGACCGTGCCGGTGAACATTTCCTGCATGATCCATGTACCGGGCGAACTCTTTCCCCGGATGCGCTCGCATCAGCCTTCCGCCCTTCTGAAGGTACCGGACAAGCCCCGCGTTCTTCTGCGCATCGATGAGGCACTCCATCCATGGAAAATCTGTTCCTTCGATGTAGACCTGAGCGTTCGAGACTACCATGACCTCCCCGGATTCGGATCGCTCATAGATTCTCTCTCGTTCGTCTTTCGGCGTATCCCCGTCGACGTGCTCGGCACTGATCCCAGCCTCTCGAAACCTTTTTACGATGTGAATCGAGTGCTTTACCCCGGCGGCAAAACACAGTGTCCTCATCCCTTTCGAGTGCGCTAACCAGTTCTCCACAATGTCGCCGATAAGAATTCCCTGATCCGATGCGGCTTCCAGCTGAGCCTGGTTGTACTCTCCGCCCACGATCTTGACTCCTTTTACGTCGGGCGCAATCCCAACCCGGTACTCGATTCTCGGAACGAGATAGCCTTGTTCCATCAACCATGGAACCGAAGGCCCGCAAACCATCTTCCGATAGACCGATGCCAGCCCCTTCCCATCCTGCCGCATCGGGGTTGCCGTGAGTCCCAAAAGCTTAGCGCCGCGCTCCAGATAGTGCTTTATGATGCTTAAGTATCCTTTAGCCATAGATATATGAGCTTCATCAACCACCAGAAACTTAGCCTCGGGCAACCCGTTCCACGACCGGCGTGCCAGAAGTGTCTGAACCGAGCCAACCATCACGTTTGCCCATGGGTTCGGTGCGCAGCCAGCCATGATGATTTCAGGATTCATCCCGGCCTGTTCCAGCTTTCTGGCCGACTGGTGAACCAGTTCCCTTCTATGAGCCAGAAATAAAGTCTTTTCTCGCAGGTGCTGATGGCGCATCTGAATCATGTGCGACGCGCACATAGTTTTTCCGCCTCCCGTGGCCATCTGCAACAGCACCGAATCCGTACCTCGCTGGTACTCGCGCCATAGTTCCCGGTTCGCCTCAATCTGGAAAGGCCAGAGATTCAGCATTGATCGCCTTCCATAGCTCTTTCAAAGCAAATTTTCCACACCCACATCGACACCTCTCCTATGTGGAATGCTGAAAAGTCTAACCGTCGGTTTTCCCATTGAAGGGAGCAGCGTGGACCGGACGCACCCTACGTCGTCCGGTATGGGGGATAAACCTTAATTTCCACCTCTTGGCCATTGATTATTTCTCTTTTCACGGTGTACTTCTCTTTGTGCGGTTCCCGGCGAGATCGAGCGGCAATGCTGCGCGCTATTGTCATTTTTGCAGTCTTCCTCGCCCCCTCTTTGGAAAACCCCTTTTCCATCAAGGCATTTACGATAGCCCGATGCCAGGATTTTTTGCTCATTTGAGACACCTTCGGCTTAAGTTCAGCACGATAAATCTTCCCCTAGTGGGATATCCTCGATTTCCGCCTCTTATGGAAATTGAATTTGCGTCGTAGTTCCTTCAGATATTCGGGAGCTGTAGACTGAGGCTTTTTCCTTGTAGGGACAGGCGCTCGTGCCTTTACGACTACCAACCCTGAATGCGGCTCCGATTTTTGGGTTTTTTCTTCCAAAGATCGGAGCTGTCGAGCGATTATCCTCTTCGTCATGTTGATTAGCTTTTGCTCGGAACGATTTTCATCTCTCCACGTACCGCGGACCCGTGCATGGAAAGCCTCATGACAACGTCGGCATAGCCAACAACAATGATGGTGCCTGGTTTGGTAAATGTCCTTCGGATATACCATGTGGTGCAAATTAAGATCGCAAGTTGATCCACAGAAAACGCACTGACGAGGTCCGGGCATCGTTCTACGCAATTGTGCCCATTCTTCGGAAGCAATGTAGTTCTCGTGCTTTTCTCGCCAAATCTGCCGGGGAGATTTCTTCACACTTCCCCCTATTTACAGTATTTGTTTTTAACCCAAACCCCGGAGGCGGAAGCTCAGAAGATAGGGTGCGTATCGGAAATTTGGCCTAAAATCACACATTTGAGCGAGGCTCTCCTGTGCGCCCCGTTTGGCCGGTTGCGCTTGTTCCGCCAGGTTCAGCACGTCCGACGCCTTGTGCACAGACGCCGCCCAAAGTGCCGATCACGAGGCCAGCTCCCGCAAGTCACGGGAAGACACCCCGGCAATGTGCTCCCGGTTAGCTCGTCCGGTTGCCTCTGCCACCTATCGAACGGGAGTACTGTCCCAGAAGGCCATTCGATGTCGAATTTTTCGAGTGAATGGACATCTGCCTCCCGCCAATAATAGTTGCATGATATGCCGGATTGTGATTTAATGCAAGTAGGCATCTTCGACCCGCCAAATCGATGTTTGCTCATCAGGCCCTCGGCTCCCCGCCGGGGGTTTGATGTTTAGGGGAAGCATCCTGTTCATTTCACCCTCACCATTTCAATGCCCTTTTTCTTCACGATCTTTTGGTACAAGGCATCCGGATAGGGGCTGTTCAGAAGCTTCTGGGCGATTTCCTTCGGAATGTCGTGCCGCACCGACTCATAACGCCGCGCGCCGTCCTCCGAGGCAAACACCACGGCAAGCTGGCCGCTCTTCCACCCGACGCCTATCAGGTTCTTTCCGGCACAGGCCACGATATGCCATGGATGCACGAAGCATTTCGATCCCTTTGAGTACAGGTACCCCCTCCGCGCAGCCTCGTCCATGATGAACTTTCGGCATTCCTCTCCGTACTGCTCGGCAAGTCTTTTGAACTCCGGGATGTTGCGGTTCCACGTCTCGACATCGGGAATCGCATCAAGAATTGCGGCCCAATGGGCCACAGCTTCATCGGTTCCACGGCTCATCGAGTTTATGGGTATACTCTTTCCTTTCGGAGTGCGAAACCACATAATAGGCTCTCCACAGCCTCGGCATTCGGAGTCGTTGAGCCACTCATATCCGGCATCCTTGAGTTCGTCCCATGTTTTAGGAAACGGCATTGTCATCCCCTCTCATGGCATCACACTCCAAACGGTAGGCGGGAATCCGCGCCGAGCGATCTCGGCCTCGATCTCCGCGTTCATCTTCTGCGCCTCATCCTCGATCTGCGCAATAGTCTGTGCCCAATCCGAGCGGTGAAACGTAGGAGCCTTGAGCAGCTTGATTGAATCCGGCGCATAAGGGTTGAAGCTGCAAAGGTCCCATGTGTCGAACTCGGGGAAGCAGATCAGCCCGGCAAGACACTGCCCTTTGTACTGCTCGACGAGAAGATCGATGTTCTCGGCGTAGGAGTCGTGTGTCGCTTCCGTAGGGCATTTCAGTTCGAGGCCCCGTTTCAGTTCGGGAATGATTCCGTCCGGCGAACATCCGAACCAGTCCCATTCGGGGTGCAAAACAAACCCTACCTGCTCGACTGCCATCTGCATCTCCGCCTCGTACATCATTCGGGCAAACGGCTCTCGGTCGCTTCCGTCTCTCATGTATTGCGTGGTTACATGGTCCGCCGATCTTCCGTAGATGCGCTCTACAATCAATTCCCGGCGGTAATCGGCCTTACTTTGCGCCTCAGAACCCGCCGGGTACGCTACCCCCTTGCGCGTGCTGGCCCGCGTCGTCGGAGGCGCCAGCAGGTCGTCGATGCGCGATCCCGTGATCCTTCCCACTCTTGCAGCTATCCATAGGTCGTCCTGTTGCGTGCACTTGATTATCCGGCTCATTTCGCCCCCCTCTTCAATTCCAGAGCCCTCTGGTCGCGCGCCTCCGTCATGATGGTCATGGCACGATAGTCGATGGGGTCCATCTTCTTCGCAGCGTTGATTGCTTCCTGATAAACAGCCCAAAGCTGCTTGCTATCCTCAGCCGCATTCATTCTGGCGATGTACTCGTCCGCCTCTCCTTGCGTCATTCCCTGAGGGTTTCCGTCGTCGTCCGCCCCGGTAGGCACAATCCCGCAAGTCGCCAGAAACGTATACCTCTCAAGATAAGTAGTGGAGGAACCGATGCCCTGAATCGGATTCTTTCCGCCGGTCTGATCTGCCGGACCGGAGAGAGACGCCCCCTCTTCTTCGTATCCAAGGCGATGCCGCAGATAACACGTAACTCGTACCATCCCGCCCGGGAGGTCTGTAGACTTCCAGCGGTGCGTGATGCCTACTTTCAGCAAAGCAGGAACGAGCAGATCGCAGGCCTTGTCGAGTTCGACATGCCAGTAATCCGTTCTGCCGCCGCTCTTGGTCTCAAATTGGACATGCTTCGACTTGAGAATCTTCGGCGCATCGGCCTTGAACCTCTCGAACGCCTCGGCAAAGGCCACCCGCGCCTTCCGGTCCTGTTTCTCCCAATCGAATCGTTCCTGTGCCTGTCGCAATTGCTCCTGCTGCACCTGAAGGGCGACGATCTGCCGCGCGATCTCGATTGCAGCCTGCGGGTCGCGGATATTGCGCGCCATGTCGGCCAGCAGTTCCATGCCGCTCGGCTGCGTTTTCTGAATTGCCTCTGTCATACCTTCTCCTTATTTGAGCTTGCCATTTGCTGCGCCACCATGATGAATCCATACCGCCATCACGATAATCCTCTCTTTGCTCGTTATGCTGTCAGTTGTCCCGCTGCGTCATCGCCCAGAACGTCTGGGCAGTCGTATACAGCAGGAACCGCTGGCTTGGCGGGCTCGATCAGATTGCACACGAGGGTGCGAGGTATACGAAGAGCGATTAGGCTGTTGGTGGTCAAATCCCCATGCATCAACTTAAAATCCCCGCACTCCCAATCTTCGGTTGCCTTCCGGCATGGCCTCGGAAAGTCTTTCGCCACCTCCAGAAAGTTTTGTTTACCGTAAATCCACACGTTAGATGCCGACATATATATCTCGGCATCCCCGTGCTTCTCCAGCAGGTCCGCCAGCTTGCGGAGATTCTCGACTGCATCCTTTGCTTTCATGCTCCCCCTCCCGGGCTTCGATAACGGAATCATTGCACGCGTCCGGCAAGCTGTCAACGCTTTTTTTGCTGACATTCGCTTTTTTTGTTGACAGCGCCGGAAAACAGGCGTACAACGGGACTATGGCCATGGCATACACCGTTCGGAACCTCATCGACATGCTGGAAAAACGCATCGAGGGCGCGAGCCTGAGAGCCGTATCCAAAGAGCTTGGCGTCAGCGCGGCCTATCTGTCGGACGTGCTGCACGGCCGCAGGCAGATAGGCCCAAAGCTGGCGCGTGCTCTCGGATTCAGGAGGCGCGTTGCCAAAACGACCATCGTAACATTCGAGCGCATCTGAGAATTCACCGGGAAAGCCCGAGAAGCCCCGCCCTTCAGGGCGGGGAGGGATAGGGCGGAACGCGAAGCGTGCCATGTAGTTGCTTTTCGCACACAGCACAGCTAAAATGTGAAACATGAAATCCAGATGGACATTCCGCTGCTACCCGACGCCCGAGCAAGAGCAACATCTTGCGCGGACGTTCGGCTGCGTGCGGTTCGTCTGGAACTGGGCACTTCGTGCTCGCACAGATGCGTTCCGCGCCGGTAAGCGTATGAGCTACCCGGAAACCGACAAGGCGCTTACGGCGTTGAAGGCAACGCCTGAACACGTCTGGCTGAACGAGGTGTCCAGCGTCTGCCTGCAACAAGCCTTGCGTGACTTGCAGGTCGCGTTTTCCAACTTCTTCGCCAAGCGCTCCGGCTACCCGCAATTCAAGCGAAAGGATGCGCGCCAGTCGGCCAACTACACCGAGCGCGGATTCTCGTTCGACCCTGAGCGGCGCATTCTCAAGCTCGCCAAGATCGGCGCGATCAAGGTCAAGTGGTCGCGCAAGGCGATCCCGCATCCGTCCTCGGTTCGTCTGATTCGCACGGCCAGCGGCAAATACTTCGTGTCGCTGGTGGTGGAAACTCAGCCTGCGCCGCTGCCCAAAACGGGCGAAGCGGTTGGTATCGACTTTGGTGTTGCGCGGCTCGCCACATTGAGCAACGGCGAGCGCATCAGCAATCCGAAACACAGCGCCAAGTGGCAACGTCGGCTGGCGTTCTATCAGAAGCGCCTTGCCAGGGCGAAGAAGGGCAGCAAGCGGCGCGAGAAAGTCAAGCGTCATGTTGCCCGCATCCACGAGAAGATTGCCAACAGCCGCAGTGATGCGCTGCACAAGCTGAGCACCGATCTCGTTACCCGTTTCGATGTGATCTGCGTCGAAGACCTCAACCTGCGCGGCATGGCCAAGAACCACAGCCTTGCCCGCTCGTTGCACGACGCATCCATCGGAACGGCCATCCGCATGATCGAAGAAAAGGCCGAGAGGTACGGCAAAACCGTGGTCAAGATCGACCGATGGTTCCCGTCCTCGAAGACCTGCTCCGCCTGCGGACATATCGTAGAGAAACTGCCGCTGAGCGTGCGGGAATGGACGTGCCCGGAATGTGGCGCGACCCACGACAGAGACGCGAATGCAGCGGTGAACATTTTGGCGGTCGGGCAGACCGTGACAGCGCATGGAGACGGTTTACGAGCCGTCCGCTCTACGGAGCGGAAAGCCAACTGTCTGAGAAGTGCGAACCGACAGGGTATCAATCGTGCTTAGCATGGTTGATGCTGCTGGAATCCCCCGCCTTCAGGCGGGGGAGGATGTCAAGACATGGACACCACGCATAACGATCCGCACAGCCCGTGGTACGACGGCCCGATGGTGGGCGACGATATGTGCGAGCACGGCGTCCTGTGGGAACTCGACTGCAAGGAATGCGAGGCCGAAG